ATTAGGTCAAGGATATGCAAGAAATAATACTAATGGTTCTGGTGGTGCTGCTGGCGGAACAAATGCTGGTAATGGGGGAACTGGTGGCAATGGTGGAACTTTTGGAGTATCTGGGGGAAATGGTGGAACTGGAGCAAATGGTAATTATACTGCTGGATCTGCTGGCGCCGCTGGTGGTTTAGCAGGTTATTATATTGTCAATGATAACAATGTTACTTGGTCCGCAACAGGAACTCGTCTTGGAAGAGTTGGATAAATAATACAAGAATTAATTTTTTTTTATGCAATACAAAATTTTAGATGTTGCCCCAGGGCAAGTTAAAGTTGAATATGAAGATGGATCTTGGGCAATTGTACCAATTGCCCCTGGCGCTAGCTTAGAAGATATTGATCATGAAGTATCTAAATATGATCCAGATTTTATAAAAAAACAAGAAGATGTTTGCAATCCTGATGTTTATATTGGTCAAGAAAGATCCTCTGTAAGAAAAGAAACTGATGATCCAACGCCAATTAAAATAGAACCTGTAATTCCTCCAGATGGAATAGCGATAAAACCTCTTACTCCAGGAAGAACATCACATCGTCCTTTCAGTTTAGATTCTATTTCAAAGTATCTTGCAAGAAATGGTGATACTAGATTACTTGACGTTCTTGATTCTTTTATAGAAGATTATTTAGAAAAAACAAATACTTCTGTAGAGGATTTGATTACTGAAGCACGAGAAAACAATCCTTTAACTTCTGGTGGGATATCTTTAACAACATTATCTGATGAAGAACTTCTTGCACAGGCAGAGGCAGAGTTAGAAGCAGAATCAAATAATTCAAATTGACAAATTAATCAAAACATTTTATAATAAAATAAAACATTTAAGATTATGGATATGGATAACGAAAATACCGAAAATAATGAAAATCGCCAAGCGGTCGATAGAATGAAATTCTGTTTACAATGTGAACATTTTTTCAAACCAACTCGTCAATGTAAAAAGTGTGGATGCTTTATGCCTGTAAAAGTTAGACTTTCTGGTCAAAAGTGTCCTGTAGGAAAGTGGTAGTATGATTCTAAAAGATCTAAAACAAAAATTAAATGATGAGAATGAAGATCTGTTGATGTATTGTCCCATACCTAGATCTTCTAGTATCAGTATGTCTCATTTTATCGGCACTTCTGATAAGGTGTTTACTTATAGAGATTATGAGTCGGATGATTGCTGGTTTCAACCTTATGTAACATGTCCCCCAACATATAAAACTAGTGATGATTCAAATGATTGGGGACTACTTCATTTTATTTCTGGAGAGCAAACCTTTTTTATCAACCGTCTTTCTGAAATTAGACAAGGATTTTGTAAGAACATTTTTGAGCATGACAGTAAAAAAGTTTTTTCAATCGTAAGGAATCCTGTTGATAGGTTGTTTAGTATTTGGAATTATTGTACGAATTCTAATCACGAATCTGTATTATTTTCTTTGACTAAAAAAGAAGAAGAATACAAGATTAAAGACTTTAATGAGTTTGTAAAAGAGTTTGCTACCAATGGATTACCCGAAAAATATCCATCTAGAATGTTTTTGGGAATGAATGATATTTTAGATGTGAATCTCGACAATAAATTAAAAATTTTTAAACTTGAAAATCTTAAAGAATGTTCTAATTTTTTAAGAGGGCACTATAATATCAAGGGAGAACATCCTCATCATAATGAATCTAAAAAAATAGAAAAAAATATAACAGATACTACTATTGAATTAATTAAAAATTTATATAAAAAGGATTTTGAAAGATTTGGTTATTGAATATGGTTCAAATTTTTAGAAATTTTCTTACTGAAGAAGAGTGTAAGAAATTATCTAATATTGCATTACAAGGAATTAAAGAGCATTGGGTTGCCCCTGGACTTTCTAGAGGTAAATTTGCTTATGAAAAAAGATTTACAAGTAGAATGCATATGGCAGGTAAAAAATATCCACTATATGTAATCGAAATATCTGATAAAATTAGAAAATTTATGAATTTACAAGATAATCCTTTAATTCTAGGTCACGGAAGCCAAGGAGTTGTTGTTTCAGTTACATATAATGGAGGTGATGTTTATGAGCATCAAGATCCAAAATCACCCGATGGTCTGACAACTTTTAGATGCAATGTAATGACGCAAGCACCAGAAAGTGGTGGGAATTTATATGTGGATGGAAAATTGATTGATATAAATGTCGGAGATTTGCACTGCTATTATGCTTCAGAGCAACCACATTATGTTACAGAAGTAAAAGGAGACATCCCCAGAATTCTTTGGATGTTTGGTGCCCATCGCCCTCTGGAGAATTTTTTAAAACCACTTGACACCTGACCCAAGACCCTTTATAATATGGGGGTAATCAAGAAAACCCTCAATGAGCACCGCACAAGAAACCGTTCAAGGTATTGTGATTGATGTCTGCACTCGCACCTTCCTTCTATTGAGCGATCAAGGTAGTGAACGTCTGGTTGAATGTGAGACCGTTCAAGAGTTTATGAACGTTCTGGAAGTTGTTACCGCAAATCTTGACCCCGAACAAATTGAGTACGCTGATCTTGCCGTGTATGGTGAGTCCAACTAAATATCAACACCATGGAAGTTTTCACTGTGGAAGAGTTTCAGGAACGATGGGATGAACTTATGACTCGTGTAGAGAATGGCGAGCACATAGGTATTATCAATGAAGATGGACAGGCAGCAGTTATGATGCCCTTTGATGATGACCTTATACGAATACATACTGAGCTTAATAATGAAGCTCCGTAGTATTTGTATTGCGAGTGAGACTTGGTAGTCAGAGGAGTCTTATAAACTCTTTCCGCCAGATTAGCGGCTTTGACCTGGTTCGAATCCAGGCACTCGTATTGCTATTCGTTGTTTGCGAATAGCGAATGTAGGTCGTATAGCAATCTGTTCGAATGCAGCGGTCTCATAAACCGCCGAAGGTGGGTTAGATTCCCACTGCGACCACCAGCCCGTGTAGCCCAGCGGAAGAGGCAGAACACTTAAAATGTTCCAAGCGGTGGTTCGAATCCACTCACGGGTATAAAAATAAATATAAGATATGGGAAAACCCTATGTCTTATCGCATAGATCACGCATATTGCTGGTACAACAATGGCAGTATGATTGTGAAAATGTACTTCATCAACCACGTTCCTTTTACGTTTGATGAAATGCCTGATGGACATTTGTATGATCAAGATCTTTGTAGAGCAGCTGATAAAAACAGATCTTTTGAACCAGATGATTTATATCGCACTTCTTTCTATCTGATAGATGAAGAAGTCCATCCTTGCTTCTTTCCAGTTGAGTTAGAGAACCCTGAAGATATGCCAGATGACATCGAATATGAATATGGTGAGGAAGATTTGACCAGCTAAATAGAACATAGAAATATTCTGGTCGTAATAATCCGATGCCTCTTAATAAGTTAGATAATTTTATTAAGAATACTGAAGGTCGTATTCTTTATGTCAATCCTAACGACCTTGATTCTACAGATAGTATAGAGAATGAAGGTAATTCTCTTGCCCGTCCTTTTAAAACAGTTCAGAGAGCACTGTTAGAAGCAGCAAGATTCTCTTATGTTGCTGGAGATAATAATGATATTACAGAGAAGACAACGATTCTGTTGTTCCCTGGTGAGCACTTAATTGACAATAGACCTGGTTTTGCCATTTATGATAACGGTGGTACTGCTTATGCGGTTTCAAGAGCAGGTGGTGTAGGAGTTTTAGCGTCTTCTGTTCTTTCTCTTGGATTAGACTCTAACTTTGATCTAACACAAGAAGATAATATTCTTTATAAGTTTAATAGTTATTATGGTGGTGTTGTTGTTCCAAGAGGCACCTCTATTGTTGGTCTCGATTTAAGAAAAACCAAGATTCGTCCAAAATATGTTCCAAATCCAACTGATGATACTGTAGCAAAATCTGCGATTTTTAGAATTACTGGTGCTTGTTATTTCTGGCAATTCTCTTTATTTGATGCAGATCCAAGTAGTTTTGTTTATACTAATCCAGATAATTTTGGATCAATTAATACATCTACACCTAATTTCTCTCATCACAAACTAACTTGTTTTGAGTTTTGTGATGGAGTAAACAAGGTTGGGTCTTATGGAATCACAGACCTTGATATGTATTATAGTAAGGTTGGTAATGCTTATAATGCTTATCGTCAAATAACTCAAAAATATCCAGGAAGTCCTCTTGGGTTTGCAAAGAGAAATCCAGAGTGGGAGATTGTTGGTGCCTTTGCTGCAGACCCAATTTCAATCTCTTCAATTATTTCTGGTAATGGTAGTGTTGCAACATCTCTTGTTACAGTTACAACATCAAATGAGCATGGATTAAATGCAGGAACTCCTATTAAAATTAATGGAGTCGGTGGTTCTGGTGTTACTCAACCCTATAATATTTCAACAATAGTTAGAAGTGTTGAGAGTTCCACATCATTTACTTATCTTTTACCAGCACTGGGATCTTATCCAACAATTAATCCAAGTCCAAGTCCTGCGAGTGCAACAGTAACCGTTGAAACTGATACTGTATCTGGTGCCTCACCTTATATCTTTAATACCTCATTACGTTCTGTATGGGGTATGAATGGTCTTCATGCCGATGGTAGTAAAGCATCTGGGTTCAGAAGCACAGTTGTTGCACAATTTACTGCAGTATCTCTTCAAAAAGATGATCGTGCATTTGCAAAGTATAATAAGTCATCGAGAACTTATGAAAAAATAGATTATACCACAGTTACTGGTTCCGATCTTCCAAATGGTTCATCACAAACAAATTCAAGTCAAGTTTATCATCTAGATCCAGATGCAATTTATCGTCAAGGATGGGAAACAAGTCACATTAAAATTAGTAATGATGCGTTCATTCAAATTGTTTCTGTATTCGCAATTGGTTTTAATAAACATTTTGATGCAGAGTCTGGTGGCGATGGTTCAATCACTAACTCCAACTCAAACTTTGGACAAATTTCTTTAAATTCTTCTGGATTTAAAAAAGAATCATTTGATAAAGATAATAATGCTTTTATTACGTCAATCATTCCTCCAAGATCTGTTGTTTCATCTGAAGAGAATGTTGAATGGTTATCACTAGATGTTGGTTTAACAACTTCTGTTGGTATCTCAAGTCATCTTTATCTTTATGGATTCAACTCCCCCGACGCAGCACCATCATCGCAAACACAAGGTTATCGAATTGGTGCAAAATTAAATGATAAGTTATATGTTCCTCTAAGTACTGGAACAAGTGAATCTAGTATTTACATGTGTGATAATGTAATAAGTGCAACTGGACTCACAACAGCTTATGGAACTACAAGTTCAGTCAAATATTATAATGCAACTACAACCCCATCCACGGGGTTTACAACATCATTTACAGTCGGTTCTAACAATTTTATTACAGGTGAAAAAGTTAAAATTATAAGTGATGATGGTGATCTTCCTGAAAATATTGATGCTCATGAAACTTATTATGCTATTAATGTTGGTGATAATAATACGATCAGACTTGCGTCTTCTTATACAAACGCACTTCAGGGTCAAGCTATTCAATTATCGGGAGGAACTAATCTTCATATCTTGAGTCGTGTTTCGGATAAAGAATCTGGAGAATTTGGATCGCCAGTTCAATTTGATGCACAAAATAAAAACTGGTTTATTCATGTCAATTCAAATAATCAAATTTATAATGCTTTAAGTATTGGTGGAACGGCAACATATGGAACAACTACAGATCTTGCTTATATTAAGCGCACATCAGATGAAAGAAGTTTGGATGAAAAACTTTATAAATTTAGAGTTGTTATTCCAAAAGAACTTCGAAATGCAAAAGATCCTGAAACTGGATTTGTAATTCAAGAATCTAGTTCTACTGGCATTAGAACTAGCACTGATTTTACCAGAACAAGTATTGCGAGTACTGATTATGATTACTTAAAAAACCCAAGATTTATTTCAACTTGTTCTGTAATTTCTAGCACAGTTACAGTTATTTCAGAATTACCACATGATCTTCAAGTTGGAGATCTAGTAATCATCAGAAATGTGAAAAGTTCTTCAAATGTAAGTGGCACATTCAATGAAGGTTATAATGGAAGATTTGCGATTACTGCTATCAGCGACGCATATACTTTTCAATATTCAACTACAGATGTAGAAGGTAATGGGCATACACCAGGAACATTTACAGATACTACAACAACTAGAGATGTAAATCTTCCAAGATTTGAGAGGAATGATTTGCAAGGAAACTTGTATATTTACCGAAATGAAGTTATTTCCCCATATATTTACAATCAACAAGACGGCATATATCATTTATATGTTTTAAATGCAAGCAATACAGTTAATGCAAATCTATTCACAAACCTTGAATATGGGCAACTGCCAGTAGACTTATATCCACAACTTGATCGTGATAATATAAATGATAATCCACCATCTGCAAAAACTTTTGCAAAACGCTCTCCAATTGGTGCGATTGATACAAATGATTTAAAGAACAGTATCACTAGAGAAACTGCAGACCTTACACTTAAAGATATAGGTATTGGTCTTACAATTAGTTCTATTGCATCATCTTCAGGAATTGCCACAATTACATTCCCAAGATTCCATGGTCTTTCTGGAATTGTAACATATTCATCTCTAACTTCAGGTGCATCTTACAATGATGGAGTTTATTATAATGTAAAACTTTTAAATAGCAGTTCAAATCCATCCGTTGGAACTTGGAATGGAGCAACGGCAAAAGTTGAAGTAGTTGGTGGTGGTGTAGTTTCTGCAGAACTTATGGCACCTGGTTCTGGTTATTCAGCAACTGGGTTACACTTCGATAGAACAAAAATCGGAACTGGTAATGGAAATGCAAGATATACTATCACTACAGCAGGTATTTCCACCAATATTAATGATGTAATTCAAGTTACGGGTACTGGAACAACATCTGATGGTTATTACAGAATTACATCTGTCCCATCTTCAACTACAATTTCAATTGCTAAAACTTCTGGAGATCCAATAATTTTAAGTAGTCAATATGTATTTGTAGTTGGACCTTCTATTGGTCTATCGTCTGCAATTTCCGAATCCACGACTGGTATTACAACATTTACAACTTCTTCTGCACACGGTCTTCTTGTTGGAAATAAATTCAGAATTATCGATTCTAACAACAACAATCTTGGAGATTATATTGTAGAGAAAAAGGTTGGCGTAACAACATTTACAGCAATTACTAACGTAGGTATTGCAACAGCAAGCGGTTATATCTTAAAGCATGGTCTCAGTTCTAATGAAGCAACTTCTGATGATAGGGGTGAAAACTTTGGGGCACGTAGCGTCGCTTTCTATGCAAACGATAAATTTACACTTACATCTACATTAACCACTGGCACTGTAATTAATATTACTGGTGTTGGAATTGGAACAGCACAAAGATTACCACTAGGTTCTTATATTCAAATTGATAATGAAATTATGAGAGTTATAAGTAGTAATAATACTACTTCTGCGTCTGTTATTCGTGGAGCTCTTGGTACAGTTCAAGAAGATCATGATGCTAATTCATTAATTCGCAAAATCAACCCAATTGCGATTGAATTCCGCAGACCATCAATTCTTCGCGCTTCTGGACATACCTTTGAATATCTTGGTTATGGTCCTGGCAACTATTCTACAGGTTTACCACAAGTTCAAGTTAAGACTCTAAATGACCAAGAAAACTTCTTGGCAAATTCTCAAGAGCGTTCTTGTGGGGTTGTTGTTTATACAGGTATGAACAACAATGGTGATTTTTACACTGGTAACACCAAAACTTCCGCATCCAGCGGAGAAGTTATTTCTTATGACATTCCAAATCCAACAGTAACGGGTCAAGACCCAAATAAACTCAGTGTTGTATTTGATGAAGTTACTGTTAAAGAAAGACTTCTAGTTGAAGGTGGTGTATCTGGCGCGGTTCTTTCTCAATTTGATGGTCCTGTCACCTTCAACAAAGAGTTGAGAATAAAAGCACTATCTACTTTTAACAATATAGTTCGTCTAACACAAGGGTCGCAATCAACTTCAACCACAACTGGAAACTTAGTTATTTCGGGTGGAGTTGGTATTGGTAAAAATCTAAATGTTGGTGGGACCTTAAATGTAACTGGAGCAACGACATTAAGTTCTACATTGGACGTTACTGGAGCAACAACATTAAGTTCTACATTAGGCGTTACTGGAGCAACAACATTAAGTTCTACATTGGGCGTTACTGGAGCAACATCACTTAATTCAACACTAAATGTAACTGGAATATCCACATTCAATTCTACATTGAATGTCACTGGATCTACGACACTCTCAAGCACTCTATCTGTTTCTGGCAGCACCTCCGTAAATGCCTTAAACATTAACTCTAGTGGCGCCGGACAAGGAGATCTTCATAGTGATGGTGGTGGTGATGGTGTATTTGGAATTAATAACACCACAAATAGTGGTCAAATCCAATTTAATGTTAAGAGTGGTGCTGGATCTTACAATACAATTCTGCAGTTGTTTAATGCTTCAACACAAGTTAATGGTGCTTTAAATGTAACTGGTGATATTACCGCATTTTATACTTCAGACCAAAGACTTAAGGATAATATTACCCCAATTCCAGATGCGCTTGAGAAAGTCATTTCAATTAGTGGCAATACCTTTGATTGGAACAATGAATCTGGTAAGGAAGGTAGTGATATTGGTGTTGTTGCACAAGAAATTCTTGAAGTCTTACCTCAAGCAGTTACATCTAGAGAAAATGGTTATCTTGCAGTTCGTTATGAGAAACTCGTGCCACTTCTGATTGAGGCAATTAAAGATTTAAAAACTGAAATTGATGATTTAAAAAAGTCAATTAACAAGAAATAATAAGAATGACTATTAAATCTTCTGGGCAACTTTCTTTTACTGAAATAACTGATGAATTTGGTGTTGCTAGTCCAGTATCTCTATCAAATTATTATGGACTAGATGCAGGCATTCCAAATAGTGGTCCTATAAAATTTTCTAATTTTTATGGAAAGATTATCAACGCTACGAGAACAATAGGTACAAATCAAAACTATAATGCATATTCTGATCTTTCAAATGCATCTGTTGTTGGGGGGTACAAATCAATTGCAACAATTGTAAGTAATAATTTACCCGTTAAATTATATGTAACGGTGAATGGAGTAATAGGATCTACTAGCACTACATCAACTGCTTTTGATACTGGAACATTTCCTGCAGGATCTTCATTATACCTAATAAACAATAACTTTATTGTTGGAAAAGGTGGTAATGGAGGAAATACAAATGGTGATGCTGGAGGTAATGGTGGTCCAGCTCTAACACTTTTATTATCCACCTTTATTACAAACAATGGTACTATAGCAGGCGGTGGCGGTGGCGGTGGCGCTGGTGGATATGGATATCAAAACTATTGTATACCTAAATCTTGTTTTACTCAAGATTGCTATACTGATACTTCCGATGGTGGAGGTGGCGGAGGTGGTGCAGGATATGATGCGGGTAACGGTGGATCTGGTGGTAATGATGGCAATAGTGGAACTCTTGTCAGTGGCGGCGCCGGTGGTGGCGGTTCTAACAGCGGAAGAGCTGAATCAGGAACTGGGGGTAGTGGTGGAGATCTTGGATCTAGCGGTAATAAGGGCACCGACGGCAATGGGGGCAATGGGGGCAATGGAGGATCTGGAGGAAACTATATAGTTAATAGTGGTTATGCAACTTGGCTAGTAGAAGGAATTAGATTAGGGGGGGTAGCATAATGCAACCAGTAGAATTTAAAAGATTTAGGGATAGTAAAAATAAATTATGCACATCTTATTGGAATATGAATAAAGGAGAAATATTTATTACATGCGACTTATCAAAAATTCCAATTGGTGATGACAATCAAATAGAAGATTATGGATGTACTTTTGTAACTAGTGGTAGTCTTAATTGTCGAGAAATTGATAGTAATGCATCGGGTATTGTATCTGCCGGTGATTGTTTTAATAGAAGACCGCAAAAAGCAATACTAATAACAGCATTAGAAGATAATACAAAATGGTGTTATTCTGTACATATGGATACTTTATTTACTACAAATGTAGATGAAGGAATTGATTGGGTCTGTTTTAATACGCCCATAACTTTAAATGGTGAGCAAATTAAAATATCAACAGGGGAGACAATTAATCTTGTTGATAACGAAAAAGATATTTGGATTACAAATCCAATATATGATTCGGAACCAAACACAATAGCATATAAGAGTTCAGAAGATGAAAGTTTTACCAGTCTCAATTTTGGCAAATATCTGAAAATTGGAAAAGGTAAAAGTTTTGATATACAAGCAACTATTGATACATATATTCCGAAAGTTTATCAGATCAACAGACCAATAAATAGTTAAAAATTTCAAATGGCAAATTATAGAAAGTCATTTAATCTTCGTAATGGTGTTCAGATTGATGACGACAATTTTATTGTAAATCCAAATGGTTTAGTGGGAATCGGAACTTCTATTCCCACTGAATTTTTAGATATTCGCGGAAATGCAAAAATTGTTGGTTTTGTGACAGCAAATAGTTTATATGCTGGTATCGCAACGGTAGGAGTTTTAAGTGCAACTCAAGGTGTATCAGTTACGGGCATTGTTACTGCAACGTCTTTCTCTGGAAGTGCGTCTGGTTTAACTGGAATTTATGCGATTGCTGTTGATGGTTGGTATGTAAACAGCAGTAACTCTACAATTTCTACATCTTTTAGTGTTGGTATAGGAACTACGATTCCAAGAGGAAATTTACAAGTTGGAACTGGAGTTACAATCAACTCGACTGGAAATGCATCCTACACTGGAATAGTGACAGCATTATCTTTTGCTGGGTTTGGGACAAATATAACAGGAATTGATGCGGTTAATATATCTTCTGGAACTTTAAATAATTCTAGACTTCCTTCAAACATCAATGTTGCTGGAATTATCACAGCAATTAGTGGTTTTAGGGGAAATGTTACGGGAATTGCCTCTACTGCATTAAGTTTAAGTGGAAGTCCAAGTATCACAGTAACTAATATTTCAGCAAATAATTACAATTCAAGTGGAATATTAACAACACGGACAATTAACGCACAAATTGGAATTATTACCTCAATCAATAGTGGATTTTCTACATCTGGAATATCTACAATTTATACACTACTGAATATTGCACCTTTAGGGGCAATTGGCGTAGGAACAAATAATCCTAACGCGGTCATCCATATTCGTGATGCAAATACTGGAGCATCAGTTCAATTAACAAGTGATAATGGTAATGAGGCTTACATTTCAATTGGAGGAAGTGTTACTCGTACTGGAAACAATGGTGATTTAAGATTTGGAAATACTAATGTAAGTCAAAAGTATAGCACAACTTCTTCTCTAGATGTAATTAATTATGGTCTTGGAAATCTAAACAATTATTTACATCTAGGTTCTATCGCTGGAATTAATACTGGTAGTTTCAACTGGATCTATGGTAAGAGTGCAAACTCTCCACTGATGACTTTAACTTATGGTGGTCGTCTGGGATTGGGTATCACAACTCCAACTAATACTTTACATGTTGTTGGAACTTCTACAGTAACTGGTAGTTCATATGTTAATGGAAATCTTACAGTTGATGGCAATCTAACTATAAATTCACTTTTAACTGCAAATAATTTCTCTGTAACTACTTTTAACGCAAATTCAATAACTGGAACATTTATTGGTAATATAAACACATCAGGAATTTCCACACTTGGAACTGTTCTCGTAACTGGAATTACATCTGTAACTACATTAAGAACATCTGGCAATATTGGTATCAAAACAAATGTTTCACAAACTTACCCAGTGATAATAAATTCTGGGTCTAATTATTATACCAGCAATCAAATCATAATTAATAATAATGGCGGAATTGGAATTGGAACAACAATTTTTAATGATGCTCCAGGACAATCGTATAACGTAAGTATTGATGCCGCTAGAGGTGTAGCTTATTTTCAAGGAGTCGGAGTTGGAACTACTACACCAAGTTGTTTCGCAGATTTTAGTGCTGCGGGATCCAATCATATAAACTTTGGCGATACTCTCCGATTTATGATTCCACCAAAAGTTTCAAATTCAGGTAGATCTGGATTATCAACTGTACCAGGTGCGATCATTTACAATACAAGCACCAATAAACATCAAGGATTCAATGGATCTGCATGGTTCGATTTATATTAAGGTCTTGACATAATACTCAAATCCATATAGACTACCTTTGTCTGGGTTGAAGATGAGAGTCTAAGCCACTTTAAGAACCGTCCACTGGGTCGCACTAGGGGCGGTTTTCTGCTATAATAGTTTCATACGCAATGAGACCTGTGTTCGAACTTCGTCCCCACCAGCAGCGTGGTCTTGATGCTATGGAACAGCATCAACTAGGTCAACTGATCATGCCGACTGGTGCGGGCAAGACCCCTACGATGATCTTTGATGCTCTGCGTGAGTTCCAGTCTGATGCTCCTAAAACCATCGTAGTGGTGGCACCTCGCATCCTCCTGGCGGAGCAGTTGTCTGCCGAGTACCTTGAGTTTATCACCAACGTTGCTGTGCTGCACGTTCACAGCGGTGAGACTCATCACCAGAGCACCACGAAACCCAGTGAGATTCACAACTGGTCTCGTCGTGCCTACAAACATCAACTGATCTTCACTACCTACAACTCCCTGCAACGTCTGCAGCAGGCAGATATTCACGTTGATACCATTTACTTCGATGAAGCACACAATTCAGTCCAACGTAACTTTTTCCCTGCTACGGAGCACTTCGCTTCTGCTGCTGACCGCTGCTATTTCTTCACTGCGACTCCAAAGCATTCTGCAACCATTTCTAAACCTGGTATGAATATGCCAGAGGTCTACGGCAACGTCATTTGTAATGTTCCTGCTCCTGAACTGGTGGAGCAAGGTTACATTTTGCCCCCTAAAGTTGTGGTCAAGCAACTTGAGATGGTTCAGGACAAGCAGATGATTGCTGATCGTGACTCTGCTAACCTGCTGGAGACCATTGACGATAACGGTCTGGATAAGATCCTAATCTGCGCTCGTTCTACCAAACAGATCATCAATCTGATTTCACAGTCTGACTTCTGCTCTGACCTCAAAGAGCGTGGTTATTCATGGATGTATATCACTTCCAAGACTGGTGCTGTGATTGACGGTCAAAAGGTCAACCGTGAGGTATTCTTTGACACTCTCAATGCTTGGGGCAAAGACTCCTCCAAGAAGTTTGTGGTTCTTCATCACAGCATTCTGTCCGAGGGCATCAATGTGTCTGGTCTGGAAGCAGTTCTGTTCATGCGGAACATGGACTACATCGGTATCTCTCAGAGCATCGGTCGCGTGATCCGTCTGGGAGGCGCCCAGAAGACCTTTGGACTGGTCTGTGTGCCTGTCTATGATAAGGTGGGGGTCAGCACCGCCAAGAGCGTTCAGGCGGTCGTAGACACCGTGTTTCAGCAGGGTTTGCCTGCTATCAGCGTTGTCAGGCGCTGACTTTTCTGCTATAATACTCACGTTCTCAACTCTCGCTATGAAATACGAAGTTATCTACGTCGCTGGTAACCGTCGCTTAAGCGAACAGGTTCATGCTAACAGTCCCCGTGAAGCACAAGACGTTGTGCTTGCTCGCAATCCTAACGGACGTATTGTAAATGTTTGCGCTGCCCGATGAACATTCAAAATGAAGGTCTCCTGAATCCTAAACCAGGAGATCCAAATGGTTATGTGACCAAAGATGGTATATGGGCAGCAGTTCCGTATGGTAAAAAGTTTATAATCATTCATAACGGACAACAAGTGCATACTGCCAATACCTATGATACTGCACTTTCTTACATTAAAAAACAGATTAAGATATCTAAAAAGAATACTGCAACTTTAGAAAAGTTTCTATAAATATTCTTCAAGCATAGGAGAGAGC